TAATTGTTGCACCTAATTGAGCACCAATAGAACCTAATTGTAATTCTGATAAACCAGAAAGGTCAAATGCGTCTGCGTTAAGAGTTGCAACACCTGTTGCCTGTTCAATTCTGAATAAGTCACCTACTCTAAAGTCACCTTTTTGGTCAGTAGATGAGAAGTAAACTCTACCACCTGTAACCTCATCAACTTCGTCTGCTTGGTCAGCAGCTTGTGATGGACCACCTGGATAATTTGAAGTAGAAACATCTCCAGTACCGATACTTAGGAAATCGTGACCTGTTAAACGAACATTTGAAAAGTCTGTTGTGACTGTAGTTGCTGTGTTATCTGCAATTGCATTACTTGTTGTAATACTAGAAGTCAATCTAATTAAAGCTGTTTTAGCTGTTGTATTTGTTTCAGTAACAGCAGATACTCTGTAATAATTTGAGTCTCCTGCAAACTGAACATTGGCACCAACTGTTATTGCTGTAGCTGATGTTAATGTACTATCAGTTGAATCAACTGCAATAAGTGGACCTACTTGGCCTATTTGAGCTGCTGTACTATCACCTGTTGTAGCGTCTAAAGCTACTTGGAAAGTAGAACTATTATCTTTAGTAATTGTTACAGTTTCACCTTGTGTGAAGTTACCACTTCTACCTGTGATATGTAAATAGTCTAATGATACATTGACTCTGATAATTGTAGCAGTTGCACCTGAAGTAACACCTACGATAGCCGCAGCTGTTGGTGTTCCTGAAGTGGTCAACATATCTGATACATCACTTTCTGTAGCTGCACCAACGAATGTTGTACTATTATATTTTAATATTTCACCACGAGATATTACTGAAACTGGTGTTTCTGAAGCTAATGTGCCCTCTGCAACTGCACCTTTTTCACCATAAGCAGATGAACAGTTTAGACCTCTAATAAATCCACCAGAGTGAGCATAGAATGATTTGTCACAATAATAAGTGAAGATAGAAACCATCTCACCACGACCACCTGCTAATGCATGAACACCAATACCGTCTGAATTAATTTGTGTAAAGTCATTTGCAAGAATTGATTTATTACCTGCACTATGTAAGTTACCATCAATTTGAATACCAGTTGCGTTTGCACTTACAGATGAACAGTTTTGAATATAAGGTGATGTTGTTGTAATTGAACCACTAGGGTCTAAAGATACAACAGCAGCTTTACTTGTACCACCAGCACCTGGTGTGCCTGTCAAACCTTTCATTGCCATTTGAACAATGTTAGTAGTATTGTTCACTAAGAACATATTAGAAGCGTCATTATTTTCTAATGAAGCGACTGATAAAACTATATTAGAACCACCACCTGTAGCAGAACCTAATAGTGTGAGATTATCAGCACCACTATATCCTGAACCTCCATGATAAACTGTAATACTTTGTACTGCTGAACTTGCTATAACTACATTAAATACTGCACCTACACCACTTCCTGTTGTAGAGTTTTGATGGACATAATTGTATGTGCCGTCTGAACCACCTGTTCCTCCACTTGAAACTGTTACTGTTTTAATTTGAGAACCTGTACTTGAAGCAGGTCTAATTTCTGTACCTCTTAAAGATTCACCTTGAACCGTAATACCGGCAGGGACTCTTAAAGGTAAATTTTCTCTATAAACTCCATTTTTAATATAAACAACATCACCAATAGAAACAGATACAACAGTAAGAGTAATATTTGCCATACCACCACCTTGTACCGTACTTCCGTCTGTTCCAACATTTCCGAATGTTATTGAATTGCCAGATGAATGTCCTGAACCACCGTTTATAATTGTTACTGAAGTTGGAACTGAAGAACCATCTAAAACAACTCTAATCTGCATACCTGTACCAGAACCGTTTGTAGCAGTTTGGTCTAGGTCATAAGTGCCAGGAGTACCACCAGTACCACCTGCTATAGTGCTAACTTCAACAACATCACCAGATGTTGCCTTACTTAATGCATAATTTAATGTTTTATAAGGTTGAAATTGTGTTCCTGGATTGCTGTCTGAACCTGCGTTTGCAACATATTTAACATTTGCGCCTTCAGCGTTTGACCAAATTGGGTCGATACCGTCTGTTGTTAAAACAGAACCAACACTACCTATTGGTAATCTTGCAGCCTGTGAAGCGTCCCTATAAATCATGTCACCCCTTTGTGCCATAACTGCTGCTGTGTCACCTTGTGACATTAACTGCCATGTAGTTGAGTCTGACCCTGGAGTAGTACCTACATTTCTATCTTTAACCATTACATAGGAACTAGTTTGATATTCTACAACATCTCCAATATTGTAGGTTGTAGAGTTTCCGTATGTATTTCTCCAATTAAATCCTTCAATGTTCAATGTCCAATAAGATGTGTTTGTTGTACCGTTTGTATTTGCTGGATATTGACTTGCATGATTGGCAGTTGCTACATAGTTATTACCACCGTATTGTACTGTATCACCTGTTTTGTAAGATGTTCCGTGTGAATATGCACCTAAAGCTTTGAAACCTGTTGTTATAACATCCCAATATGCGTTATCAGCCGGCGTTTGATTTGCAGCTGGAGTAGCATTTATATAAACATATGAATAACCACCGTATGTTACAACATCTCCATCTTGATAAGTTGTACTTGAACTATAAGAATCTTCAAATTGTAATCCTTCACTATATACAACCCAATTTGAACCAATAGCAAAAGTTGAAGAAGAAGTGTATTGTAAAATACATCTATATTGAAAAGCACCGTATTTTACTAAATCGTTTAGTTTGTAAAATGTTGAACCAGCCCAATCTCCTTTAAAAGCAAGTCCTTCTGAATGAAGTGACCAATATGAACTAGTGTTTAAATCTGTATAAAAACCTGCTGTTGTTCCTTGTGATGTGTGATTGATAAGACAAGTATATGTATTTGCTCCATATTTTACAATATCATCTTTAATATATGCTGTTGAAGCTGCCCAATCGGCTCTCCAATTAAATTTTAATCTACCTAAGACAAAGTCTGCCATGTGTTAACTCCAATTTCTCGTTGCACCTGTAGCTGTTCCACTAAAGGTAAAATTTTTTATATATCTTGCCACCAAAAATCCATTTGCGTCCATAAAATAAGTTAAAGTATTTGTGTCAAATTGTATTTGGTCATAGTTTCTTTTTCCACTATCATTTAAATGTCCAGCAGCTCCTTCAGATACACCTTTTTGAGATAAATTTATATTAGCATTACTATTATCTTTATTATCTTCTAACTCAGCCAATCCTCCGTAAGCAAAACCGTCTCCTTCAGTTACTTCAACAGTATCATCTGAATTTAAAGCAGTTTTATTATAATATAATAAGCCTGTACTATCTCTTTTTAAACCATGAAAAGTAAGTTTATTTACACGGTCTGTTTCTTGAAAGGTACTTGTTACTGTATCTGAAACTAAAGTTGCCATTTTTTAATAATTCCTGTTTTTATTCTAATATTTATACAATCTAAACGCTTAATAATATATAATTCTCTATGTAATCTCTAATATACTTGCAAATGCCTCAACATCCACAGACGAGCTATCCGGATTTGGGTCTGCATATATTCTGATTTTATCGTTATTTTCTAAATTGATTGGTTTATCCATAATCAATGTATTACTAGCAGATACATTTAAACTTTTTCCTACATGTCTAAATGTAGAACCACCATCAATAGTAACTTTTACATTTATCTTTGCTTCATTTGTAGAACTTAAATTTGAAATATAGATTGCGTGTATTACAGCAGTTGTAGAACCGCCAGCTGTGTAAATATCTCCAGCAGAGGTGTCTAAAACACCAACATCAAGTCCTGCATTTTTAAATGTACTAGCCATTTATTATCCTCCGAATACTATTCCGTATGCTAAAGCGTCACCGTCCATTGCAAGAACACCTGATTGATTTGGTAATGTAACTGTTCTATCAGCAGTTGGTTCTGCAACTGTTAAAAAAGTTTCGTATGAGTTTCCTAAATTACCTTCAAAAACTAATCTTGCGC